GTTTTTGAATGTCTTGTTCTGTTCAAAACCATTTTCATCTAACATATGAAATGGATGTTTCTCACTTAGTTTATAAGTATCATCATTATCAAAGACAACTTTCTTTCCCATTCCTTTTAATATCTGACCAAGCTTATGATGCTCTACTGTATCTGCTCTATGAAAAACAACTATGTCTGCATCCATTACTTCTGGTAGGATATATCTGATTGGCTTTTCTTTTGCCCCAACACTTATGATACTTCCGTTCCATCCATTATGAAACATTGGTAGTAGCATCCTCAAGTAGTTGCAACCGTGATATTTACTTCCTATAAAATAAACCTTCATATAAATCTATTTAATCTTTTAATCCTTTCTTTCTCCCTTTCAATTTCTTCTCTCTTTCTTCGAACCTCAATACTAGCTCTGCTCGTCGGTCTTAGGTTCTTTATTAAAGAGTTGTTCTTTTGTAATTTCATTTCCTTGTTCTGGATTTAAATTTGGATTTATAAAAGTTTTTTCATGTTTTGTTATATTGATTGAAACTTTTCTTTTATTCTCTGGTATGTCTATCCTCATATTTTTTTCCTTTCATTCCATGTGATGTAGTTTCGGAATGATTACCACACCACAAAGAAAAATATATAATTAATACTTTTTATGAACTAGCGGTCTGCATCAAAATACCAGAAGTATCACGATTTTCAATAACACCATAGATAACATCTGCGGTGACAAGAGTACCTAAGTATTCTTGTAAGTATTGAGCTTGTAATCTTACTGTACTTGCTGACATTCCAGCTGGATTTGCAACTGCAAAAGCCAATGCTGAGCTGTGAGCTAAAGCATTTAAACGAGAACCTTTAGTTGTAGCTACATTTGTACCTACTCCAATTCTTGAAGAACCAACTACTGGAATACCATATAGTAATCCAACAGCGCCCTTTAATACTGGATCAGCACCCTGGGTATTTGTTAGCAATGTGAATCTATCGATTCCCATAACTTCTTTCCAGATTTGTGCTGGGTACATGAAGAAAGCTCTATCTGTCTCTGGAACATTAGCAACATCCAATGCTGAAATTGCAGCACGAATATTACTATCGTTCATAGAAAGATGAGAAGCTCCAACGACTGTTGAGAAAGCTTCGAATAAAGCTAGTAAAGCATCTTCCAATGTTGCGGCGGCTGTATAGCCAGCGTTCATCATCCATTTCTCTTGAGAATTGTAAGAAGATTTTAGCTGCGACATTACATCATCCTGTAGTAAGAATGATACTTCTTTATGAACATTAACTGTTAGATCAACTGTTCCATGTGTTGGAGCATTTAATGTAACTTGTGTTAATGAACCAAAAGCATATGTATTTGCTGTCATTTCTGAAATGTTTGGACGATGGATAACATCTCCACCACCAGCAACATCTTCAGACCAATCTTCGAAAAAAGCAGCAGCTTTTAAATTAGCTCTAAAAAAATCATTCAAACCTTGACTCCACATCTCTGGAATATAAGTTGCAGCTGTAGTTGTAGTTGTGTGATCTGCTCCTAAAGCCATATTGTTTAAATTTTTTACTTATTATTTATTGCCAACTACTTCATTAAACCACTTCTTATGTTCCTTCCTTGCTTCCTTATCGGTAGCAATGTTACCAAGTTCTTCTGGTGGTGGAACTTTAAGTGATCTATTATTTGAAGGGGTAGCTTTATTTACAGCAGCTTCAGCCTCTTTCTCCTTAAGGAAAGCCTTAATAACTGGAGATTCGAGAGCCTTTTCTGGTGTAATATTTCTACCATTGGCGAATTCCAAAACCTCTTTAATAGAATCTGAATCTAAATTAGGATTAGCTTGAACAAATTTAATTGTTTTTACTTCATCCTTTAATAAAGTCACATCATCTGGTGTATTAGATTTTGGAGTTTCAACTTTCTGAACTTCTTTGGGAGATTCGACTTTCTCACCAAGTTCATCAAGTTTCTTTTGAAGTTCTTCATTCTTCTCCCTCTCTTCATCACGTTGCTTTAAAGCCTTACGTTTCTGAACTTCAAGAGTTTCAGTAGAAACTTCTGATCCTTCAGTGGAATCATCCTTTGACCCGTTAGTGGTGTCATCCTGTTCGTCTTTAGTGACGATGTCTTTTTCCTCTGACATAAAAATCATTGGTTATCTCAATTAATGGGTTGAGTTGCCCAGTGCCGTTTTTACGGAGTGCCACTCCAGATATTATTTTTTATTCTTCTTCAACTTCTTCAGTTTCTTCAAATTCAGAAGCTTCCTCTACTGTTTCATTTTCCTCTTCTACAGTAGAATCTAATGGTTGTTTTTCTTCATCCATATTTTTTATATTAACTAATTAATTCATATTATCTCTTGAATCTTTTTTCTTTATAACTTTTTTCTTGTGTCTATCAATATCTGATACCATCTGACTAATTAAATGCTTTGAATATAATCTTCCTGTAAAGAGTTCCCCAGCGGTACAATTTTTTTTATCTTCTTCTGAAAGTTGTATCTCACTATCTACTCTGGTTATCTCATGTTCATACAATTTAAATATTGCTTTTATTGTCTGCCATTCATTTGTTTCTACAAATGATTCTAAAAAATTGTTTAATGGTTTTAATGTATCCATAATTTTATGCGTTAGCTATTGGTGGTGATCCAGCGTTTGCTGTACCTACTCCTATATTACCTGCTCCTAATTCTGCTGATGATGGTTGCATTGCTTTACCTGATGGTAATATAGATGGGGACATTCCAGTTAATTCTAACATGTTTTCTAAAATGTTCATTAGTTCTGGGTTCTGAGTAATCTGTGGATTCTGTGCTAACAACATCAATGTATTGTTTAAGGTCTCTATCTTCTGTACAGAATCATGTTTCTCTCCAGTAATATCAATATCTAAGTCTTTCTCGAAATCTTTATAGTAACCTGCTACTACTTTTGCAAATTTTGTTTCTGGAAGTTTAGCATTTAAGAAAGTATCTAATGTTTGAATCTCATCTTCTGTTGGAAAACTTCCTGTAATAAGAACGTTCTTTTTAATAACTTCATTGATACGTTTGTTATTATATTCTTTCATCAATGCTTTGATTGTATCTCTACTATATATTTCAAAGACATGTTCTTTACTTGTGGCTTTTTCAAACTCTGGAATAATCCATTCCTTAATAACTTCTTCAAAGAACATTCCCATATTCTCTCTAATGAAGTCAAAAAGTTTTGCAGCGTTCTGTTGTTGTAATGCTCCCAATCTAAATGGAGTTCTAGATGGTAAACTTTCACCAGTTAAAATCTCTTGTGAATTAGCATTATCCCTAGTATCTTGTTTGATATTATTTTCCTCTTGTTGATATGAAGAAAGGTTTCTTTCTTCTGTAGCAATTTGAGTAATCTCACTATTAACTTTTAATATATCTCCAGGTAATAAATCAGTTAATATATTACCATCAACATTTTGATCTCTTGTCTGAAACTTCTGACCAGAACTTAATTTCATTGAAACTGCTTTCTGGTTTCCCATTTCATTTCTTCTCTCCTGTAGTGGGAAAAGCATTTCAGCGACACCAAGACCCATTGCTCTACCTTCTATCGTTAGATAGTCTAACTTCTTATAAGGAATCTTATCTACTGCTGCACTAAATAAAACAACATAAGGTGTTGTAGCATTTTGTTTTGTAGATTTTTTATCTTTCTTTGAAAATCCTATATAAGAAACAGACATTGAATATCCATCACCATCTTTACCTATCTCACTATTTGGAGCTTCTGTATATTGTTCATAAACAATTATTTCTTTTTCTCTATTCTCTCTCATTCTTGCTGTCATTTCTTTTACAGCATCTTTGTCCCAACCAGAATCAATCATATCTTCTAGTTCTGCGGCTGTAAATGAATGTTCATCAATCATGTAAGGAGATTGAATATCATAATTGTTTGGTGAATTTGATACAGCTGGATCAAATCTTAATCTCTTTAATGGTCTAAACATAACCATTTTACCAACTTTCTTTAAAATAAATGAACCATAGATTGGTAAGTTTTCTGCTGTTTTGTTTAGGATGATTCCAAAGTTTTCTTTTCTCATCCAATGTTTTAACTCATCATTATAAAGCATGGACTTAACTCTATCCTTAGCTCTTAATGCTCTAACTCTGATGTCTTTTCTATCAAGGTCTATATTCTTTGTAGCATTTCCACATTGTGGGTTTGTTATGTTAAAAAAATACTTCCTATTGTTTTGTGAATCTACATTTCCACTTTGAAATCTAGATGCACGATATAATTCAATTCTATTGATAGTGTCATACATATCAAAAGAATAGCCAGGTGTAATTTCTACTGGTTGATCATAGTCATCTAAATTATATTGTAGGGATTCTATTAATTTATTTTCTGCCATATGTTTATATAAATTTTGGTTGTAATGATTGTTTTATTCTTCTTTGTGCCATTATATTAATTTGTTTATTTTCATCTGGTCTTCCAAATGTGAGCATCAAAGCATCTGCTATATCTGGTGAAGGGATTCCTTTCTTTAATAATGCTAGTTTGTCTATGATTTGGAACTTTCCATTAGAGGAACGTATCTTGAATTTTATATCTGATAGTTGAAAGAAGTCATCATTCTGTTCTAGCATACCACCTTCTTTAAACCACTTCTGTAATCTGAAGAAAGATTCTGCCCTGATATTAATAAATTTCTCTTGTTGGATTGCTGACTCTGCCATGTTAATTCCATTAATGGAATATCCTAATTCTAGAAATCTATCGTATGCTCCTCCACCTACTCCTGTAGCATCTAAGAATATATTATTATCATCTATGTTATACTCGTCTGCAAATCTTCTAGTCATACCTACTATCTCCATTGTGTTAGGAGTGTGTGTCTTGGCCAGGACCTGTGCATAGTTTCCTTGTCTTAAAACCCATACAGAGAAGTTACTACCTGATCTGGCAACATCTATTCCTAGTCTAGCTACACCATAAGTATCTGGTTTCTTATTCCTGAAAGCTGCTTTAATTTCTTCTTCTGTAACTAATACTGCCCATCCATCTACATCTACTGCATCTTCTTTTGGAAAGTCTGCATCATAGAGAACTCCAAAGAAAGCTTCTTTTCTCATTTCATCTATAAACTTCTGTTGCAGTCTGCCTTCCTTTACAGCCATTTGCCAATCAACAACAATCTTCTTGTAATATGGATTATGGAAACTTCTTAAAAAATGATTTCTCTTAAAAGGATTCCCAATTTCAAATAAGAAATTATCTTTATGCCCCCCTAGCATTCTCTTGATCTTTGCATAGATGTCATCATCTATTAGAGAACTCTCATCTAATACGATATTAGGAGAACCAAATCCCATAAGGGTTTCACCAGCTGCTGACTTATTACTTGAGTCTGCACTTAGGATAAATATCTCTGCTCCATTCCTTAAAATGATTCTTCTCTTGGATACTTCTCTTTTAAGCTTATCCTTCTGCTTTTCTTCCATATCAAGTAATGGTCTAAGGGATTTACAGTGGGTAAAATTGTCTATGATATATCTCATGATAATCATAGCTTTATCTGTTGATGGGGCTACTATAGCCCATTTCTCTGGATGAGTAGCACATCTAATTGATACTGCTGCAGCAACAACAAATGACTTACCATACTGGGTAGGTGTCATACAGTGGACTCTATCATGGCTTCTTTTAACGATAGTATTAAAAATATCCTTTTGTCCGTTGGAAAGAACTATTGGTTTATATTCCCCTGACTCTTGGTCATAGGTAACGAATATCTCTGATAAGACTGACAAGTCTTTACTCATCTTCGTTTGCTTTATCTATTATATTTCTTAAATTTATTAATTGCTTATCTACTTCTTGGTAAACATTAACATCAACCTTATCA